TAGGAGAGTCTGAGTTCGACACGTTTGTTTTCTTTACTTAGCCTTGATTTATGAGTCTCCGCTTTGATAATATTTCCGACGACTTCCGTTCCATCCTTCTCCTTTTTCTTTCCAAGATAAATGATTGTACTCGCTGCGTACTTGAGGCCGCTACCTCCCCCCATTTCCTTAGTTGGTATGTAAGCTCCGACAACATCGTAAGTGTGATTAGTGACTAACATTGGTATTTTAAGCTTACCTAGCTTTAATGTCAAGATCCTAAAGATTGATTTAACAACTTGTGCTCGTGTCATATCACGAGTTTCCTTGCCAGCACTGGCATCTTCAATTTCTTTAGTCGTGCTCAACATTCCCAGAGAGTCAAGAACAAACATCATTGGAGGACGTTTTTCTTCATTCCCTAACTTATCTAGTATTTTAATACTTTGTTCACGAAATTCTTGAACCGTTGTTACAGGAACAATTATCATACGAGAAGCATCTATACCCCTCTCTTCAATCATTTGTTTGGTTATTGCTGACTCAGATTCAAAATAGATAACACCAGCTTCAGGATTATTGTCCAAGAAAGACTTGACAATGCTAAGAACAAAGAAAGTTTTACCCGTGCTTGACTCCCCCGCAATCGCCGTAATCTTGTTCGCAGCGATACCGCCACGAACCGAACCCGATACCAATGCATTAAAGAGGTAGCAGCCAGTATCAATAAAAGAATCACAGTCGCCTGCTGAAACACCGTCGCTAACGATTGAAGCGTACTCATTGTCAATCTCCTTTACAATAGACTTAAGAAAGTTCATGTTAAATACCTAATAGTTTCTTTTGACGTTCAAAGTAGCCATGGAGAATCCAGGAACTACTGTTCATTTTGTCGTCCCCCCCGATACCCCAAGCAAACTCTACGTTTGGATGATCATCATACTGATCAATTTCTGGCGTATTACTTTTTCCACGGTCACCTCCATTGGCAAAGACTACCGTTTGTGCTATCTCCAAGCATTTTGCGATTGCTCCACACGCAGAATCATCTTCATCATTCCAGGAGATAACTGCATCTACCATATCAAGATGTCTGATGATCTCGGCTCTTTCCTTCCATGATTGAAAGTACTGTCCTTTCTTACGTGTCAACCACTCTTCAGTGTTGATCCCCACAATAAGATAGTTAGAGAGATCTTTTGCTCTCTTAAAGTATGATATATGTCCACTATGGATTGGATCAAACCCACCAGTAACCAAACTCACTTTTTCAAAAAACATCAATCCTCATGTTTATGTTTAAGTTTACCAGACATTTCATAGGCATCCTTGTTACCACCATGTCCATGTGCAATACCTAGTTCATGCATTTTAGCATGTTCGTCAATAGGATCTCTTACACCTTTACCACCAGGTCCAAATGTAAGATAAAGTCCATAAGCAACTAACCCAAAAAGAAGTAATCCAAAAAATAGAATCAATCCTTGATCAGGAGTAAGATTTAAGTGAGGGATTAAAGCATCAGGTTGTTTCTCCCATGTACCAGGTAAATTATATACTGATGGTGTTGATAGAAAAATCATAATGCTAACTCCTCTTTAAGTTTCCTGTCATTTTTTACATCCCGCAATAAATGGTAGAGTCTAGTATCTCCACCCAATGCTAATGCATTGATTATTGTTGCTAAATCTTTGTCGTTGATAGGTAATTCCATCTAAGTAAAAAAGGATTCAAGATTTACAGTTTTCTCACTACTCCACCCAATAGAGTCGAGTATAATTTTTAAAGGTTCCAAGAATGACTTATTGAATTGTAAGTCATAGTCAATGTATTTGTCCAGCCCCAATTCCTTGGGGAAGTCCTGAATAAATGATATGACATTTTCATGGATTGGATTAGGCTTGGCAAGATAACAGAACTTAATCTTCTCACCATTTTGAATAAGAGAATACTTATGATCCAACTTATTTTGTTTGACATAGTAATTATAAAGAAGTGAACCTCGGCAATGAATCGGAGTACCCTTCTCATATATCATGTTGACACTTTTATACTTCTCCACATCAGAAACTGAACGTGGAAAAGCAATGTCTTCTGGTGGCATAGAACTAAATTTATTACGACAATCATTGATAAACTCAATGACATCATCTTCAGTGCCTGTCATGATCTTATTAAATGCATCCTTTAACATTTGACGACAAGGTGCTGGAGTTGAAGACTTAACAGCCTCAATCCCCATCACTTTCAGTTTAGGATTTTCATAACGAACTCCTTCACTATCCCAAACGTTAAGGATGTATCTTTTTTTAGCAGTCCAGATGCCTCTATCAGCGATGTTCTCTCGCTTCATAAACATCTTCTGATCATATGCGTTTACATAAGACGCAAGTTCAGCATACGACTTTTCAATGAACGGTTCAAATTGCTCCTGACACGCTTTATCCAGAAAGTTAACAATTTTTGTCTTATCAACATCCTTGTCTTGACCAAAGATAGTCTGAACAAGATGTCCCAGATTGAGATATATGGAATCAGTATCAGAAGCGATGACATAATCTTTGTTATCAGTCTTAAGCAATTTATTTAGATAAGCATTCATCTTGTTCTCTATCCAACGAATAGAAAACTGACCTGATAAAGTAATCGCTTCTGCATTCTCTAGTTTATAATACCTGAAGTAATTATTGCCGATAGCACCATAAGCAGAGTTAAGTTGTATCTTCTTTGCCATCTGAATATTATTACATCTGGCAATCTCCTTCTCCAACTTCTTACTGGGAGCATTCTCATACTCCTGCCTGGCAGTAAGCATTCTCTTTTTGAAGACAACCCTCTCATTGTAAATCTTCTCCATGAGTTCAGGAAGGAACCCACGCACATCCTTCCTATATTGCGCTCCATTCGCACAAACTGCATAATCTCCATCAATCTTACACTCCTTTTTTAAGAGCCTTTCAACGCTCGAACTGGGATGTCTAGTCTCCCTGAGGGTCTCTGGACTGATATTATATTGCATAATAAGATGAGGATACAGACTGTTGAGGTCAAAACTAACCACCCAGTCATAGCTTCCTGATTTCGGTTCCTTGACATAAGCACCTGCGTATTTGTCAGTTTTTTCAACACTCTTCTTAGGAGGAATAACAATATCCCTCTTCTTCAAATAGTTATAAATTATTGAATCCCAAGTCCGAACCTGATAGAATACGTCAGTAAAATTTACCTTAGCATCATATGCCATAGTCAAGGCAAGTTCAATCAACTTCATCTTATCCTCAAGTCTGTCAACTAGTTCCACGTCGATGACGTTGTACTCAACAAACTTTTGCCAATTCCCACTATAGAAATCTTTAAAGGTATCAAACTCAGAGTGATCTAATTTCTTTTGCCCTAGTTCTACTTCTGCAATGTGGTCAAGACGATAGGATTCTCTATTAGTATAAGTAAATTTCTTATACAAGTCAAGGTAATCTAATTGTGTCACGCCACCAATATCAATTGATATGTGCTGCCTACCTTTAATATAAACCTCACCCTCAGTCACAAGTCCCCAAGGTGACAAACGTTTCATTAACTTAAGACCTAAGACACGCTTAAGTCTTCCTGCAATATACGGTATATCAAATAACTGTACGTTCCATCCAGTAACAACCTCTGGAGTATATTTCATCCACCAATCAATGAACTTATTAAGTAAATCAAACTCATCAGTACATTGAATATACTTATGATTATTCTGCTTAACTTGAAATGGTTTAACACCCCAAGTTATAATTCCTTTTGTTGCATAATCCTGAAGACTAATAGTAAGAACTTCCTCTACACAAGAATGTACATCAGGAAATCCCTGCTCAGCTGTAGTCTCGATATCAAGGGTGACTAATTGAATCTTTGATATATCAAACTTAATCTCATCTTGAGGATACTTCTCTGAAATATACTGATAGATATACCTTTCATTACCGTAAATATTAAATCCTTCTACGTCCTGATACTTCTTATAAAACTCACGACAATCACGAACATAACCTGGTTGAATAGGTTCAACATATTTACCCTCTAATGTTTGGTACTTAGTTTTTCTTTTTGAATCAACAAAAAGAGTAGGTCGCCATTCTTCCCTATCAGTAAACCTTTTCCCATTATCGTATCCACGAACAAGGAACTGGTTACCAACAAGTTGAACGTTAGTATAAAAACGCATTAATCAAATACTGATTCGTATTTCGCTAGGAGAGTAGTCTTGGGATCAACCAAGGTTAATATTTTATCAGATGATATCATCACTTCGTTCTGATTTGTAACATTAAGTAACCAAGGCTCTACAGTACCTTCAGGTGTAACCACATAAGGTTCAACCAACTTACAATCAGGTTCTCCTGGAACTGCAGCACCCACTTCTTCAATCGTTGCTATCAGAGTCACTCCTGTTAGCAGGATTACTATTTGTGCGTCTTTCTTTGATGACATTGACTTTTTCCTCATAAGATTGTTTTACTTCATCAACTGGATCTACTAGTGTTACAACCCAATTGGGGTCTACTGCTATCTCAGTATCCTTAGATAAAGGCATCCAAGGGTAATAAGAAAGAGCAAGTTTAGATGAATCTTCCCCATCCTTAATCTTTACAGAATAAGGGTAACAAGCAAGATACGCTGCAATCTTGTCTTCGCCTTCAAGAACGATCTCACGCCAGTCGGCAATGACATCTTCTCCAGACTTTAGTAGTGCTAGTTTAACTGTCATAAGATTATTGTAACATAAAAAAGGAGGGGATGCAACCCCTCCTATGTATTAAAACTCAAACTCTTTTCGAGTATGTTTTTCTGGTATTATTTTTGCTAAGTCCACGGTGAGGAGTCCGTCGGTAAAGCTGACGGATCTAACCTCCGTATCGTCTGCGAGCGTCCATTGTCGTTCAAATGAACGTTGGGCCAATCCCCTGTGGATAAATTCTCCATCTGTTTCCGTAGTTTCTTTCTTGCCTTCCACAAATAATTTTCCATACTCCGTATAGACTTGGATGTCATCTTTCTTGAACCCTGCGAGGGCGACTTCCAGTTTCGATTCGACATTATTTACTTGGATTAAATTAAATGGTGGATAATTTGAGGTGTGCGATACGTTAAAAAATTTGTCTAGGTAATCATCATTAATACCTATACTATTACGCATGATCTTATCCATTAATTCTGGAAGATCAGCAGAACGATACCTTACTAGGTTAGTCATGGTTCTCCTTTAAAAGCGAGTGTGAATGTGTCCCTTACGGCGACACTATTAATTATAACACATATACAAATTTAGTCATGTGGGAAACCCTCTAATAGAGTTCTGGTTTCCGTATAGTCTTTAACATTATAAGCAACTCCCATCATATTTTCTACTATTGCCATTGCTAAGGTGTGGTCATTACCACCTTTTTCTACCCTATCACCAAAGAAATGAAGTTCATCACCTTTATCAAAATCCCTTAGTATTTGACTCTTATCACTACCCAGAGGCCCTATATCAATACCTGTTTGTCCTCCAAGTGCAACTGATAAATCGGGAAATTTATTTCTAAGTCTAGATGCTATTTCTACTCTTTCATTGGTTTTCTCATTCCATTCCATATACTCCTTCCTACCTAACATTGGATCTTCATCTCTACCCAAAATACTAAAGTTAACTCCACCAGGTCTTCTCTCAATATGATTCCCATTACGTAAAGGGAACTTACTGTCATTCAATTCATCCAACAAAGATTCTTCAACCTCCTTTGGAAGTTCCCAATCATTCCTATAAACATTTACATTCCTTTCATATACATCACTACCAGAGCAATTATATACTCGTTTAGCTGTATAACATATATCCAACCCCAACTGTTCTAGGGTCTTTTGTCTGTCACTACCAGTGACAAGATAAACATCATTATGACGGCAGAATATAAGAAAGGGAGCCCAGAATTCGTGCTCGATCTTTTTGCGACTGGGAGTAAGAGTCCCATCCACATCAAAAATAAATTTTTTCAATTACTTGGTTTCAGTAGTTTTCTTCTTACCTATGTTGTACTTGGTTTCTAATGACCACTCATCTTTCTCTTTAAAAGAAAGAACTTTAATCTGATTTAATGGTGCAATATCACCAATAGATTCTGCATTAACTACTTCTATGAGACCCCAATCAGAAAGCAACTGAGTAATACGGTTGCGACGCTGAACGTCGTTAGCAGTAAGGTTAGCGTGTTTCCCATCTAACGCAAATAATTCTTTGAAATGTACAATATAATATCTTCCTTGCTTATGTAAGATATGACATGATTGATATAACTTCTTTTCCTTGCGTGAAGCTACACCAATTCTAGTAAGAGTTTCTCTGACTTTAAGAAAATCATCAGGTTCACCTAGTTGAACCTCTACCATCATGTCCTGATTCCAGTTAACCTCAGGCTCTTTCACAGTGCTCATCTCATTCCTCCAGTGTCAAGTCGCTTTTTAATGTAATCCAGTTGTTGTTGAGTCAGAAGTCTTAAAGCCTGTAGTGCCTTTTCGTTGCTATAACCATAATATTTTTTAATAATATTAAGGTTATCAACTTTATCCTTTCTTAGCCAGGGTGAGAATCTCTTCCGTTTCCTCAGACTATTTAGAAAAAACTGATATTGCATATCCTTATCAAGGTTAGGATGCTTATTCATTTCATTTGCATAAAGCACTGTATCAAGATGCCCACTGAGACATCTATTCACAATATAAGAAGGATATTCCTTGATACACTCTGGATCATCGGAAGTTAAATCCTCCTTATTGAAGTTGATTGAATTAAGCCAGTCTTTTAATTCCAATGTCGGATCACCCCTGCAATAATAAAACAATTAGTAATGAGATAAGAAAAGAAAAT